TGGTGACTCTGAACGATTTCTAATAGGAAAGGATTGGTACGCAGATTACATTATGGTTGTTTTTGTTCATATTAATGGAAACAATGGCTGTAAAATCTTTGGTGAAGTACAACGTGAACGTGACTGGGATCAGAAACGAGACAAACCACGTATGCGTCTTATGAATGAAGTTTATAAGATTGCTGAGTTGTATTTAAAATTACATGATGTGTTAGAAGATCGTGAGGTGCAAGTTCATCTAGACATTAATCCAAATGAAGCGCATGGTTCTTCTTGTGTTATCAATGAAGCCACTGGTTATATCAAAGGTATGTGTAACGTAATACCAATGGTAAAGCCAAAAGCATTTGCTGCCTCATATGCTGCTGACAGATACAAGTCTTATATGGCTGCATGACTAAATAGAATACCAGCTTGACTGGGAAAATGCAGTTCAGAGCAGTAGGAAACTACTGCTTTTTTTGCATCTAATTATATTTGCTTTGCAATAAATTGTAAAGTATAATAGTTGTTATAATACATATTATAGAGTATAAATACATTTATGAATGTGAATAAAGGCAAAATATGAAACATATATTTTATGAAAAATGGTATAAGAAACGTGTAAAAAAGATAGTTGATATTTTTGGTGAGGATTGGTTTCCTGCCAAGAAAGTGTTAGAACTTGGTGCATGTCATGGTGAGATTGGAACTGAGTTACTTAAACTTGGAGCAGAAGTTTCATTTACTGATGTTCGTCCAGAACACCTTCAAGCAATTCAACAGAGATTTAAAGATTTAAATTATGATCCAATGGTTGGTATGGTTAATCAAAATTTTGATTATTCTTTTGATCGCCATTTCGATTTAATTCTTCACTTCGGCACATTAAGTCACATAGAGAATTGGAAAAACGATTTATTTACTGCCATGAAACATACTAATTGTATGTTGCTTGATACTGTTGTTAACCCAACCAATGGCGCACCAGATTCTTTTAGAGAAGGGACACAAGATTATCAATATGATGGATTTCAATGTAAAGAACCTTTGTTTACGCAAGAGTCTGTTGAAACAACACTTGCTGATCTTGGATGTAAATTTCTAAGACTTGACACCAATAGTTTAAATGCTGACTGGTCATGGGTTCGAAATGGAGAATTAATCCGCCATGTATATGATTGGGATTATACAAACTTTGAATCATATCGAAGAGGCAACCACCAAGTTCATTTTAGACGTTTCTGGATAGTGCTCAAATAATGTATATTAAAGATCCCTTTTTACTAACACCAAAACAGTGTAACATGCTTATAGAAATACATAAAAAGCATTATGCTGCGCATGGTAGGCAACATAGAGATACCTACTTAATTCAAGATAATAAATTAAGAATGTGGTGCAAAGATAATGATATGTATGAAAATGATTTCATACGTTTAGTTGATTCTAATATAAATGGTCATATACAAAAAATAGATAAAGATTCTTTTGCTGCTTATTGGCAAATTGTAAAATGGCCAAGTGGTTCTAAACAAGATTGGCATTATGATTTCCCAAAATCAGATAATGGATACGTTCAAGACTACAACGAAAATAGATATACCTCAGTAATCTACTTAAATGATTCTTACTCTGGTGGAATAACTGAAGCAAGAACTTGGGATAAAAGTGGCAACATAGTTGAATCATGGTTACATCAAAAACAAACTGGCGCAATAATTACATTTAAAGGATGTGTTGAAGAACATCGTGTTCAAGAAGTAGTTGATGGACCACGTTGGACAATCCTAGTTCACTACACAAAATTCGTATACAAATAATGGATTTAACTTTACATGAAAATTATATCTACACGAGATTGCTTGATCTTGATGTTGATACTATTAAAAACTCTTCAATTGAACTGAGAGATTTTGTTTTGACGAATTTTACTGATGATGGTACTGGGTTTGATCCCAAACAATCAAAGGGTAATGTTCCAGCTGAAGCGAAATTATATTCTCAATATAATCTTATGATGTACCCACTCCCTGGATTTCACTCACTCTATAATGAAATACAAGAAACATTTCATAGAGTTAGAGAACATCAAGATATACCATACAAACCCCATTACCTTCAGTGTTGGGTAAATGTGTTTGAACAAGGACAATATATAGATTGGCATTATCATTGGCTTCCAGAATTTCAAGCATGGCATGGATTCTATTGCGTTGATGTTGAACCAAATTCTAGCACAACATATAAATTAGATAGAGAAGTTATTATTGAAAGTAAAAATAATCTACTTGTAATTAGTAAAAGTGCTGGAGATCTTCATAGATCATCTGAGTGGAATGAAGTGCGTCCAAGGATAACTATTGCATTTGATATAATTCCAGCAGAAACATTGTGTGATGGATTTTATGATAAGAAATTAAATCACTGGGTTCCAGTTTAAAGGAAAAACAATATGCCAATGGATAATGAAAAAATGGCTGACGGAAGTGTCACTGTATTAAAATATAATGGTAAAGAAGAAGTACACAAATTGTGGTATACTCCAATTTCAATTTCAAAACCATTTAGTGATTCATTCATAGAGCAATTAAAGAAAGATGTTAAAGTAGTTTCTGATTATGCTGATAAAAATCATATTGATGTTTGGCAAATTCCAAATTTGCCACAGACTCTTTTGGATGTAAGAGATAAAAAATTAGAAATTGCAGAACGTATTTTCAAAGAAGACGCAGAGATGCCATTACCTCCGCTAAGAATAGCCAAAGGATATTTTAGAGTAATCTCACCACATGTTCCTTACCGTATAACACCACACCATCATGGTTCAACCCTTGGTGCTGGTATTTTCTATATTGGTGTAAATAATAATAATGCTGGCAATCTAGTAATGCTAGATCCTCGAGGTGGTGTAAATTATAATAATCAGTTTAGTCCATTTAAGCGTATTAGAGTTGAACAAGGTTTGATGGTTATTGCTCCAGGTTATGTAACTCATTTTGTTGAGCCAACAGATTATAGCAAACCCATTTATGATTCAGAAAGATTTATGATTGTATCAAACATACATAGAATATACGAAGACTTTCTAAAAGAATTAGAGAAGAACGATGCCTATATTACATCAATGGGTTCATTAGAATTATAAGGAGAATTATATGACAGAAGAAAAACAACCATCTGCTTTTGCTGAAAAATATCATGCTGAGAAACTTCTTAAGAAAGCCAAGAAGAAAGCCAAAAAAAGTATGATGGCAAAAGGGTTAAGTAGCAAAGAAGCAAGTAAACTTGTTAAGAAAGCAGTAAATAATATTGCCAATAAACCAATGAAGAGGTCTGCTGGAAGAGGTCGTTAAAATGAATGATATTTGGATTGCTGGTATTAATACCATGCATAATGCTTCAACATGTTTACTTAAAAATGGTGAAATTGTTTTTCATATTGAAGAAGAACGTCTATCAAGAAGAAAATATGATGAGCACCCATTCCTTGGTATTGCTAAAATCAAAGAGTTTACAGATAAGTTAGATTATTTCGTTGTACCAATTGAAGATTGTAAAGCTGGATTTATTGATAACCCTTATGTTGCGTATGCTCGCAAAATTGGATTGATCAGTAAAGAAAGCCAGTTAATTACCAATGAACATCCAGTGCACCATGACTATCATGCTTATGGTGCATTTTACAATTCAGGATTTGATGAAGCACTATGCATAGTGCTTGATGGTTCAGGAGCAATGATACAACATTCTCAATTCCAATATGGCGGTGAGATTAATTCCGTATATCATATGTCTGGAGTTTCAGATTTTAAAATATTACATAAAGTAACATCGAATCGAACTAATCTACCAACATCATGGGTAGGTGAAACTAAATTTACCAGTTATCCAGGCATAGGAATGATTTATAATTCTTTGGCTAGAGCACTTGGACATTCTATTCTTGAGTGTGGTAAAGCCATGGGTCTATCATCATATGGTAAACCAGATGATTCTATCCCACCAATTTACGTTACTCTTGATGGTGAAAAAATGCCAAATAGAAATCTATTCATTCATAACGAAATTACACGTGGATGGAGTTCACCAGTATTACAAAACGCAGATCAATACAACAAAGAAAACCTATGTTATGCTGTTCAAAGAGCAGTTGAACAAGAAGCAAAAGAGTTTATTCATAATGCAATTAAACTATCTGGTTGTAAAAACGTAGTTATCAGTGGTGGTTTTGGTTTGAATTGTGTTGCGAATTATGAATATCTTAGAGATCTACCAGAGGGAGTTAAACTTTATGTTGACCCACCTGCATATGATGGTGGATTAAGTATCGGTTCCACTAAACAAGCATATGCTTTTATCACTGGTAAAAAACCAGCACCTCAAAAAGATTACTACCTTGGACCAGTTCCAAAATATGATTATACGCTGACTGAAGAGTTTACTTCTAAACCAGCTACATACAAAGACGTTATTGATCTAATCCTTGCTGGTAATATTATAGCAATGTATCAAGGTAGATCTGAAGCTGGTCCACGTGCTCTTGGTAATAGATCTATTCTATTTGATCCACGTTTACCAAACGGCAAAGATATTGTTAATGAAGTTAAACATCGCGAGTGGTATCGTCCATTTGCTGGTTCTATTCTTAAAGAATATGTTCATGACTACTTTGATATGCGTGGACTTGACGAATCCCCATTTATGATGTATGCTGTTAACGTACTTGAAGATAAGAAAACAGTAATCCCTGCCATTACTCACGTTGATGGTACTTGCCGTATTCAGACTGTTACCAAAGAACAGAATGAACATTACTATAACCTAATATCTGAATTTAATAGACAGACCAATGTGCCCATACTCTTTAATACTAGTTTTAATCTTGGTGGGGATCCGATTGTGGAAACAGTTGATGAGGCACTGGCAACTCTACGTAAATCAGAATTAAAATATTTGTATCTACCTGAACTCGGAATCCTAATTTCAAAATGATTAAAACACCATATGTTGTAGATAATGTATTAACTCCTGCGTATGCTGATGCAATACATGACGATTCTCTACATTATTTGTTTTATGAGTACAAACGTAAAACATCAGTAACAGATCCAACTGCTCCAGTTTCTAATCTAGTGATGGAAGATGAAAACACAGTTGATGAAGGACAAATGGTTTGCCCAATTTGGTCTCCACCTGGAACTATGGCAGAGCCACCATTTGGTAAATATGAATTATTCATTCGTCCATTAACACTTACGATTATGGATATACTGAAACAACAAGGAACTACAGTAGTACCACAAAAAATTAAATTTAATCTTCTTAGAAAAACAGATTTTCCAGAGAATCATTATAATATTCCTCATGCAGATAATAGTAATCCAAACATGTTTAGTGCAGTTTATTACATTAATGATTCTGATGGTGATACATTTATATTTAATGAAAAAGTTTTACCAGATAAGTTACCGAATAAACTTACTTTAATGCAAAGAGTTTCTCCAAAGAAAAACAGATTAGTTATATTTGAATCAGATAGATTCCATGCTTCATCAAATCCAAGAGTTTCCACTGAACGATTAATTATAAATTTTGTATTTGAAACTATATTCAACCAAACTACATTAGATACTATATTCAATGCAAATAATTGATCCATGGTCTCCTATTATTTTTAAAGATAACTGCCCAGTTCAGAATTGGGATGCTATCAAACAGAAAGCAGATACTTTACTTGCTACTACTCCAAAAAATTCTCAATTAGAATCAGGTAATTCATTAAGTACTGTAATTACAGTTCAACAAGGAGCAGAGCCACCATATAATTGGAATGAGTTCCAATATTTTATACGATGGTTGAGAGATAAGATTCCAGAAGTTGAACGACAATGGAAACTATCATATGAACAATACACAATTGCAGGTAGTTGGATTAATAGGCACTACAGAACTGGAAAAACACTGGAACACTGCCATCGTGGTTGTGAGATCGTAGTAACATATTATCTTAATGTTCCAGAGAATAGTGGTAGATTTATAGCAAGAGATCCACTTGAGAATCATTGGAATAATACTATTAGTCATGAAAGAAGCGCAATGGATCTAACTAATGGATATCCAATTGAGATTAAAACTGGTGATGTTCTTTTCTTTCCTGGATGGTTACTACATTCAACTGAAGAATCAAATACTGATGAACCACGTTATGTTATGTCAACTAATTTCTCAGGGAAGAAATGAATAAGTACAATCCATGGTCAAGTGTTATTCTTAGGGACAACTTTCAATTAAATAATTGGGATGACATCAAATTGAAACTTGATATATTACTTGATTCTGTTAAAGAAAACTCTCAGCACGAGTTTAATGGTGGTGTAAGCACAGTTACTCTAGCAAGAGGTAAAATTAATATCAATGAAGAAACACCATTACACTGGCCAGAATTTCAGCCATTAAGAGATTGGATTCATAGTAAGATAGATGAAGTTGTTGATGAGTGGAATTTACAAACACAAACGTATATGCCATTGCTTAGCTGGGTTAATCGTCATGGTAATGGAGCATACACTGGTGAACACACGCATCGTGGTGCGCATATAATTGCTGCTTATTATCTGTATGTACCAGAGAACAGTGGAAGATTAATGGTAAGAGATCCATTGGAATATCATTGGGGAGGAATGCCCTCTAATCTCAGAGGCACTGATGACTTCTGGTATCCTATTAATATATCTACAGGAGATTTAATATTTTTTCCTGCGTGGCTACCACATAAAACAGAAGTAAATAATTCTAATAACAATAGATATGTTATGTCAATAAATTATACAGGTATATTGTGAATCAAGAATTTATTATCAAACAGTTAAATGAATGGATGGTTGAGTTCTTAGAAAAACCAGATCCATTACTTGGTAATTGGCCACCATGTCCTTATGCTAGACAAGCTCGTATCAACAACAAGATTGATATTAGATTCTCTGATGTAGATAACTTGGTGAAAAATGTTACTTCTTCTCTTGATTCTCTTGAAGAAAAAGATGTTGTTATAATTTGTTTTGATCATAATAAGATTGAGCCAAAAGAACTACAATATATTGTTAAAAAATTAAACACACATCTTCTGCCGAATAATTATGTAATCCTTGAAGATCATCCATATGCAGTTGAATTTGTAAATGGATTATTAATGAATTTCAATTATTGTGGTTTACTGTTAATACAGAAAGCTGATAAATTAAAAGATGCATCTGAACAACTAAAAAGTAAAGGTTATTATGATGTTTGGGGGCAACAAGAATTAGATGATGTGGTAAATTGGCGATGAAATTTTGTAGAATTAATTTAGAAAAAACAAATTATAATAAACTTGATAACTGGTACATGCACAGCGATGGAATTGATGAATATAATAGAATATACAAAGAGTACTGCAAATACAAGAATTTTGAAAGTGTAATGCCAATATTCAATACGCAGTATTTTGATGCTAATATTGAAATGATATGTTACTATGATAAACAGAAATTTGTTGCATGGGATATGATTCGATTACATGATCAATATAATGCTGAGGCGATTCAGTTTGCATGGGATTATAAAAATCCAGAATTAAAACTGGGAATAGAAAGTTTAAAGAATGCTTGTGCGATTTACAAAGAGAGAGGATATAAGTATCTCTATCTTGGAGAAGCAGCAAAGTACAAACAAATAGATGGTTATGAAGAATTAGGAAAATTGTAATGTATTCTGTTTATCAACATTGGGATCCGCTCAAAGCATGCTTGGTTGGCAGATCGTATTCACCACAGTTCTATTCGTTTATTAAAAATCCAAAAGTAAGAACAGTAATGGAACGTATTGCTTCTGAGACAGAAGAAGATTATCAGAAATTAATAACACTGCTAGAAAATTTTGGTGTTACGGTTATTCGTCCACATCTTAGCGACGATTACCGAGTTTATATGTATAATGGTAAAATTATGCCACCACCAATGTGTCCAAGAGATTGGACAATTATGCTTGGTGACAAATTTTATTTTAAATCCCAATTTATGCAATCAACACATGAGGACGGATTTAATCCAAATTATTTTGGTAGTACTGATGTTATGTGGGATGAAGCATTGACTCATATCAATCAGCAGGGCAACAAAATCATTAATGATATCAGAGTAGTTAACCCACCAAAAGATCCAGCATTATTGTATTGGTTCAACTCTGCATCAACTACACGTATTGGTAAAGATTTATATTTTGGGACAAATGCTGGTTGGTGGAATGAAGGTAAGGTTCTTAATAGATTTAAAGAACAAGCACTTGATGACTTAAAGAAACATTACCAAGATCAATTTCCAAACTACCGTTGTCATGTTATTGATACCGAAGGACATGCCGATGGGACTTTCTGCCCTGTTGTTCCTGGACTGATTATTAGTCTATGTGATATACCTACGTATAAAGATACGTTTCCAGATTGGGAAGTAATTTATCTAAAAGATCAAGGGTGGAACAAAGTAAAACCATTCTTGGAGTTGAAGAATAAAAACAGAGGTAAATGGTGGGTGCCAGGAGAAGAACTAAATGATGAGTTTACTGAGTTCGTTGAATCCTGGCTTAGTCATTGGGTTGGTTATGTAGAAGAAAGCATGTTCGATGTCAACATGCTCGTTATAGATGAACGCAATGTTGCTTGCTCTGGTTACAGCGAGGAAGTTTTTAATGCGTTTAGTAAACGTGGTATAACTCCGCATCTTATTAACTTTAGGCATCGTTACTTCTGGGATGGTGGATTGCATTGCATTACCTCGGATATAAGTAGAGAAGGTTCAATGCAAAACTATTTTCCAGAGAGATTATGAAAAGATATTGTTGTGACAATAGATGTAATCAAGGCAGAGATTGCCCAAACATAACGCAGCATCAGATGCGTTTCTATAATTTAATACAATCAATTAAAGGACTATATGCTAGAATGTTTAATCGCAGGTGATTCAATAGCAGTTGGAATT